CTATTATAGGGACTTTGCCCAGTATTACTTAGGGGGGGGCGGGGGGCTGCCTGCGGAGTCTGGTATACTTATAGGTCCCCGTAAATTTTGCTGTAACAAATCCGTCAACTTTGCTGGAAAAATCTTCCAATTATGCGGTTGAGTTCGTCCAATTTCATGTTAAGTTCGTTCAATTATGCGGTTAAGTTCTTCGGTTTTCGTGCCGAGTTCGTTGAAAATCCCGCTGCGTCCGTTGTGCGTTGATCTTTTTGATTTTGCGGCCGAGTTCCTTCATTTATATAATGATTTTTATCCGTTTTGCCCTTCGATTTAGGTTCAAAAAGCTAAAATTTAACAAAATTGTCGCAAAATTGTCCGATATTAATGCGTAAACGCAGTTATAATATATATTGAGCAAAGAAAGCGGGACACCGTTTTCGCCAGCGTTTTCTCTTCTCTCTTCCCTTCGAGGGGGGGCGCGATACAAGCGCTCCCTTTTTAGTTTGGTAACTCCGAGGCTAGCATGGCAGCGGAGCCGAACGGAGGTATTATTGTGGCCCGCAAACCAAAAACGAAAGACGAAACTACACTAATTGATGTAGTTGGAGCCGAGTTCGCCGGAGTCCCGGTACAGAGTGTAAAAACCGGAGCTATCTCTCAAATTGCACTTCAGGAGATTGCCTGGAGGCCGAGGGCAGCTCTGTTTATTGCCCAAAAGGGTATTCAAGTTCTGGAAGATATAATTGAGGATGTGGAAACTGCTCCTAAGGATCGCATTAAAGCGTTAGAGTTGCTGATGGCGTACACCTACGGGAAGCCGGCTCAAAAAGTTGAGCACACCGGAGCCGGTGGCGGCCCGATACAAACCATGGTCACCAGACTGGCAGATCTCTCACCGGAGGACTTGAAGGCTATTTTAGAGTTCAAGCCGCAGGAAACGGAGTGGGACGACTATGGACAATATTCTAATGAGTATGAAGTCATAGATGTTGAGGCACCTGCGCCAGGAGGTGAGGAAAGTCAGTAATAATGCACCCACTGGTCGCTATCGCAGAGCGATAGAGGCTTACAAGCAGCGCAAGGAAGAAGAAGAGAGGGTAGCAAAGATACTAAAGAAGGATAAGATCATCCCAGAGGACTTTGAGGTTAGACCCCAGAAGCCCAAAAAGCCCAAGAAAAAGCCCAAAAATAAGACTCCCAAGAAGCCGGTCAAGAAGAAGGGCGACATTGGGGGCATGCGGGTTTATAAAAGCGGCAAGATGTCCAAGATGAAGCCCATCGAGGAATTGGTAATATTCAGCGACGGGGGAGGGCAGGTCAATGTAAAGCACTTCCTGGCAGGGAAGCGCAAAATCGTTATGGACGCCAGACTGCTCCGCAGTTTGTCTAACCTGAAACATGGGGAAAAGGTCGCTTTTGATGGAGAGTGTTCCATCAACTGGAACGAGAAGAAAAAAGACTTCGAGTTTCGGGGCAAACAGCCCGCCCCGAACGAGTTCTTGCATGGGGCGTGGATGCCAGGGCACTCCGGAATGGAGTACGCCCGAGATAATCCGAATCCGCCGCCTCGCATGAATAAGGAGGAGGGTTTTGAGTATGCGGTAAAGCTGGGCAAAAAGCGAGCAGTTGAGATATATGAGGAGCGGGAGAAGAAAAAGCCGATTTCCAAAGACGAGTTAGAACAGTTAACTGCTGATGAGATAAACGTCTTAAAAGCGGCGGCCAAAGTGGAGGCTATCATACGGCACGCCCGCGAAGATAAGGCATTTTTTATTGAGAATTTTGTGAAAATCGAGGACAAGGATGCACCGGAGCCGGTGACTCTGTTCAAGCTGTGGCCGAAGCAGAAAGAGGCTCTGGAGGCGTTCGATAAGAACAAGCTGACCATAGTTCTAAAAGCACGACAATTAGGACTCTCTTGGTTGGCGCTGGCGTTCGCAACACACGGACTGCTGTTCCAGCCGGGGTATTCCGTGGTCGCCCTGTCAAAAAGAGAGGATGAGGCGAAAGAGTTAGTCAGGCGGGTAAGACTCATTTTAGAGTATATGCCGCCGTTTCTTATACGAAAAAAAGACAAAAACTTACCAGACAACTACAGTGGGCCGACATGGGAGGCAACAACCACTTATATCTCGATCAACCACCCAGAGTCGAAAGTACCGTCGATGTTCACATCATTCACTAGCTCACCAGACAGCGCGCGGTCGTTTACGGCATCGCTGGTAATACTAGACGAGTGGGCATTTCAGATGTACGCACAGGAGATCTGGGCGGCGGCATATCCGGTCATAAACCGGCCCACTGGAGGCAAGGTCATAGGTATATCTACCGCACGGATAGGGTCATTCTTCCAGGAGGTCTGGGAGAAAGCTATGGCGGGTAAGAACAATTTTCACCCGATATTCTTGCCCTGGTACTCAGATCCCCGCCGGACGCAGCAGTGGTACGAGGACACTAAGGCAGAGTTGCCGTTATCGTACTTGCAGGAGTATCCGGCCACACCGGAGGATGCGTTCAGTGCAGGGTCAGCAACTGCATTTCCAGAGTTCGACCCCGATATTCATGTCATTGAACCGTTTGACTTACCCGATCACTGGCGCAGGTGGCTCAGTGTGGATAACGGGTACGACCATCCGTTCGCATGGCTCTGGTATGCGGTGGACGAGGATGGAAACGTATATGTTTACCGAGAGTTCTCCAGGTCGCGAGATGACCCCAAGATACTTTATACCGAGCAAGCGGCTAGGGTAGTGGAGAACAGTGTTGCAGTTTCGCTGGACAACAAGGGGAGTCTGAGCATAGGAAATGAGTACCTAGACTTCTGTGTAGCAGGACTGGACGCCTGGAACACTCACCATAGAGATACCTCGGGTAAAACATTGATAGACTACTACAGGGACGGGGGGTTGCAGATTGGTTTTAGGAAAGCCATTGTAGACCGTCGGCTAAGGAAAGCAGTGGTCCATGAGTACCTCAAGGTAATTGAGGATGAAGATGGGACAAAGAGGTCGAAGCTCAAGATCTTTAACACTTGCAAACACTTAATCAGCACCCTACCCAAGTTGCCCAAGGACAACAATGACCCCGAGAAAGTCGCTGACTGCGCGATTGATAACCAGTATGACTCCTTGTCATACGGACTAATTGCCTACCATGTAGACAAGTCCATCGGACTGGAGTCCGAGGTTCCGTTTATACGGGCGCATAAGGACTCGGTGGCCAAGAGAAACACTCGTATGGTACGCAGAAGGGGATATATGTAAGGAGCGAAGCATACCTTATGACGGATACTGGAAAAACCATTGAAAGAATAGCGTAACTGTATTGCCCTTGCCAGTTAGCTTTAGAGGGTTACGAGCGAAAGGAGGATGAACGGCATTGAGATGTGCCTTTATGGAACAAAATGTTCGCGGAGTATTCTGCGATTCGTATAATTGCAAGAACATAGCGACTCTAAGGATTGGTAATCCAGAGGGGCCGCCACAGTTATTTATGCAATTATGCCGAGATTGTGCTATTTCCCTAGTAGAAAGCGGAGAAGCTATGGGACTTAAAGCCGAAACCTTTGTCTGCGAACACTGCGGCAAAGAGTTCGACAACGAAAAGTCTCGCAAAATGCACGCTATCCGTTGCAGCAAACGCAAGGAGGGGGGCGATGGATAATTGAGTATTTTAGATACACTAGGATTAAGGTCTAAAAGAGAACCCCCCATCGAAGTGCCGAGTCCGGAGTGGGAGGGGCAAGGTATGATTTCCAGGGAAGGGGAACAGCCAGCAGGTCCCCAGGATGACCCCTACGCCAACTACAGCACAAAAGAAATAGTCGACTTCGTTGAGAAGGAATTTGAGCGAAGACAAAAGGAGCGTATTCCTTTTGAGCTACAATGGAGGCTAAATATAGCCTTTATTGAGGGCAACCAATATGTACAGATCAACGAAGTAGCTCAGACACTAGACAGGATCCCAGAGGACTATTGGTACGAACAGCGTGAAGTTTTTAATCACATTGCTCCCAATATAGAGTCTAGGCAGGCTAGGCTAGGGAAAATGCGCCCCGTGCTGAAGGTTAGACCGGGCAGTTCGGATAAGTCCGATATTAGGGCTACCAAGATAAGCACTCAGTTATTACAGTCGGTGCAACACGAGCAAAAAATGCGCAGCAAAACGCATGAAGTTATTAGATGGCTCGAGCTGACCGGAACTTGTTGCATTAAAAATATATGGAACCCGGACGCAGGGCCTCTGGTTCCTCAGATAGACCCCCAGACTGGTGAACCCATGGTAGACCCCGCAACTGG